CACCAAGATCATCCTGGCACCTAGAGATCTGAATTTTCCGTCACGCTGAGTTGTCACCAAGGTCATTGACTACCCTGCGTTAACTAACCCACAGTCACCCTCCGGCCTGATCACCGGAGGTAGAGGGCCCACGTCTCCAGGCGTGGGCCTTTCGCATTCCTGGAGATAAATATGAAGCGCATCTGCAGTGTGGAGTCCTGCGACAAAGCCGACCAGGAGCGCCGCGGCGGAGTGGTGCAAGATGCACTACCACCGCTGGTACCGGCACGGATCTGTGGATAGAACGGCGGGCGCGGTCGGGCGTGACGGCGAGCCATGGGCCGTCGGTACCGGTCTGTTCACCGGCCCGGCCACCGCTCGCCGGCAGTAGCGGCAGGGTGTACGTGCATCGCGCTGTCCTCTACGACAAGATCGGCGCCGGGTCGCACCGGTGTCACTGGTGCGGTTGTGGTCGTCGTCTGGTCGCTTACGCGTCGACGAGATGAGTTGCAGGTTGATCACCTCAACGGCGTGGGCGACGACAACCGGCCCGCCAACCTCGTTCCGTGCTGTCGTCGGTGCAATCCGGTTCGCGCGGTGCAGGCCAGGAGCGAGGTTCTGCGTGCCGCCGGATGGTGGTCGAACCACGACACCATCGCCGCGCTTCGTTCGGGCGGGCGCGCGCCGAGGAGTCGTCCCGATCGTCGAGGCCTCCGGCCAGCTCGCGCTCTTCGGGTAGGTGACATGCCCCGCACTAAGAAACCCGCCGGCACCGCGATCGATCCCCGCAACGGCCGCCGCGCGACCTCACGGTGGTCATGGGGGCCCGCTTCGACCCGCCCGAGGGCCTGTGTGACGAGGCGCTGGCGGCGTGGGAGGCGTACTGGGAGGACGGCGTTGCGTCGGTGCAGACGCCGGTCGACCGGGCTGTGCTGTCGCGGTGGGTGCGGGAGATGGACCGCTACCTGCGCCTGTCGGCGGAGGCCGACCGGTGCCCCGAGCGTGCGTGGTTCTCAGGGCCAGCCGGTGGAGAACCCGCTCTACGGCACCGCCTACAAGGCGCTGGCCGCGGTGCAGGCGTGCGAGAAGCAGATGGGCATGGGCGCGCTGAACCGCTCGGCGCTGGGCATCGCGGTGATCACTGAGCGCCGTTCGCTGGCCGACATGAACTCTAATACGGCGGGGGTGGCGATGACCCTGTCCGCGCCACCGCGGGTCGTCCGCCCGGACCCGAGGGTCATCGAAGCCTGATCCGGGCTGCCAGAGGTGCGCCTGGAGGCCCGCCCGGGGCCAGTTGTGGCCGACGGAGGGCCCGCTGGCGGTGGAGTGGATCGAGGACAACTGCATCTGCGGCGAGGGCGACTGGTACGGCCAGCCGTTGAAGCTGCGCCTCGAGCAGCAGCGGTTCCTCTACCGCTGGTACGAGTACTGCCCGAAGTGTGGCGAGTGGCGGGCCAACGAGGGCCTGCGTGGGGCGGCGACGGGGGACGGAAAGACCCAGTTCATCGCCGCGATCGCCGTTCTGGAGATGGCCGGACCTCCCCAGATCGCTGTTCCGAGCCCGAACATCCCGATCGGCGCGGCGTCGTTCGAGCAGGCGAACCTGCTCTTCTCGGCCGGCGGCGACGATGTGCGGCGGGCGGGACCAGGCGGTCAAGGACGCGCCGCTGTGCGGGTACTTCAACGTCTACGACACGGAGATCACGTTCGCGGACAACCGTCCGGGCCGGATTTTCCGGGTGGCCGCGGTCGCGGGGACGAATGAGGGCGGTCTGCCGTCGCTTTTCATCTGTGACGAGCTGCACGAGTGGGGCGCGCCGGGCTCACGCAAGGCCCGCGTTCACACCGTCATCGGGAAGTCGACGCTGAAGCGGCGCACGCCGCGCGGCTCCGGGCGGATCCTGCGGATCTCCACCGCCGGGTTCGACAAGGACGACTCGATCCTGGGCGAGGAGTACAAGCGCGGCATCGCGGCCCGCTACGACCCGCACAAGGACCCGCGGCTGCTCTTCGACTGGCAGGAAGCGCCCGAGGGGCTGAACTACGACCTGGCGGCGGACCGCGAGAAGGCGGTGCGGGCCGCGTCGGGGCGCGGCGGACGTCCTCTGGTCGGTGCGGGACCGGGTCAACGCGTGGGGTCAGCCGTCCTAACCCGCGCCACGAGTGGCTGCGCTACTTCGCCAACACGTGGGGTCGACATCGCCGAGGAGTCGTGGCTGAAGGACCACCCCGGGGCGTGGGCGGCGTGCTCAGGGGACGTGGGAAGTCCGACCCGGCCAACCCGTTCGTCGTCTCGGTCGACATGGCGCTGCGGCACGACTCGGTGGCGGTGTCGCGGATCGAGAAGCTGCCCGACCGGCGGTTCGCGATCACGTCGAGGATCTGGCGGCCCGAGGCCGGGCCGGTGGACCACCTGGACGTGTTCAACTACATCCGCGACCAGGCCCGCGGGCTGGACTTCCGCGGCGTGGTCTACGACCCGCGGTTCTTCGAGCTGCCGGGCCGGATGCTCGAGGACGAGGGCATCCTGGCGATCCAGTTCGACCAGAGCCCGCAGCGCATGGCGCCGGCGTGCGGCCTGGCCTATGACCTGATCCTCGACCGGCGGATCGTGCACGACGGCGACCCGGAGCTCGCGGCGCACGTGAAGGGCGCGGTGAAGCGCGAGCAGGACCGCGGGTTCACCTTGTCGAAGGGCAAGAGCAAGCGCCACATCGACGCGGCGATCACCTTGTGCATGGGCGTGTGGATTCTGCACGACCCGGAGAAGCCCCCGCCGCTGGACCCGTCCTTCGCCCCGGCTGAGGGCAGACGTTCCTACTCAGAGACCGCGACCTGCTCAGCGCTGGGTTCTAAAGGGGGGCGATCGTGGCTGTTGACGTCCCCACCAAGGCGATCGGTTACGTCTCCCAGACCTCCGGCTCGTCGACGAGCAGCTGGTGGATGTACGACGGGGAGACCACCCCGAACTGTGGTGGCCGCAGTCGATCGCCGTCTATGACGCCATGCGCTACCCAGGACGCGCAGGTCGGCTCGGTGCTCGAGGCGGTCGTGCGTCCGATCCTGCGCACACCGTGGCGTATCAACCCGGCTGGCGCGAGGGCCGAGGTGGTCGAGTTCGTCGCGGATGACCTGGGGCCTGCCCATCGTCGGCGAGAACCCGGAGCCACCGCCCCGCACGAAGGACCGGTTCTCCTGGTTGGAGCATCTTGAGCTCGCGCTGCTGATGCTTCCGTTCGGCCATATCTTCTTCGAGCAGCTCTACCGCGTCGACGACGACGGGAACCGGGCGCACCTGGGCAAGCTCGAGCCGCGGATGCCGAAGACGATCGAGAAGATCGACGTGGCCCGCGACGGTGGCCTGATTTCGATCACCCAGTGCGGGACGCTGGACTACGGCATGCAGCGGCCGATTCCGGTCGACCGGCTGGTGGCCTACGTCTACAAGAAAGAGGGCGGGAACTGGCTCGGTCGCAGCATTTTGCGCCAGGCCTACAAAAACTGGCTGATAAAGGACAGATTGCTTCGCGTCCAGGCCCAGACGATCGAGCGCAACGGCATGGGCATCCCGGTCGCCACCGACGCTGAGGGCGCCACCGCCGAGCAGCACGCCGCCGGCCTGGCGATGGCGAAGGCTCTGCGCGCCGGCGAGGCCGCCGGGATCAGCCTGCCGTTCGGGTCGAAACTCGAACTGATGGGCGTGTCCGGGCAGCTGCCCGACGCCCAGCCGGCGATCAACTACCACGACAACCAGATCGCCCGCGCGGTGCTGGCCCACTTCCTGAACCTGGGGGCGGAGTCGGGCACCGGCTCCTACGCGCTGGGCGTCACGTTCGCCGACTTCTTCACCGCCTCGCTTCAGACGTTGGCCCAGCAGGTCGCCGACGTTGCCACCATGCACATCGTCGAGGACCTGGTTGACAAGAACTGGGGCCCCGAGGAGCCCGCCCCGAAGATCACCTTTGATGAGATCGGCAGTCGCCAGCAGGCCACCGCGCAGTCGATCACGTCCCTGATCCAGGCGGGTGCTCTCGAGCCCGACGACCGCCTCGAGGAGTCCCTGCGCCAGCAGTACGGGCCTGCCCCCGAAGGACCCGGAGACGACCCGCGGCCAGGACGCTGCCGGAATGGCCCCGTCGGAGGGCACGCAGTGGGTGGCCGCTGCCGCTGATGTGGACCCAAAAGCGTCGAGCGCTGGTGACATCGACACCGGTGACGACGACGAACCGGGGCAATTCGACCTCGCCGACGCGCTGATCCAGGCGCTGGCCGAGTTCACCGGCGAGGTCCAGGCCGCCGCGGCCGCTTCGACCCGGCGTTGCACCCGCGCGACAGCCGAGGGTCAGTTCCGCAACGTCGTGGACCGGATCCTGCACGCGCTGGGCCAGTGGTCGCGCGGTGATGGGAGTGGCGACAAGAAGGATGCGCTCAAGGACCCTCGGCTTCAAGCGGGCCGAGTTGCAGAGGGCGGTCACCCACCTGCGGAAGCAGGCCCTCCTTGCCGGTGACCACGAGCGGGTCGCGCGGCTGACGCCGAAGCGCGCCGGTCGCGGCGAGTCAGATGAGGACGTGGCGAAGCGGCTGCGGGAGATCCTGACGGAGGACGTCCGCGCGGTTGTGAAGGACAAGCGTGAGGCGGGGCCGCCGACGGCGAAGTTCACGCTGCAGCAGCCCGGGAAGCTTCACGACAAGGACGTGGCCGTCTACCGCCTTCCCCGGCGACAAGCCGGGCCTTGTTCTTCGAGGACGAGCACGGCAACCGTGGCGGGCTGGTCGAGCGCTTCGACTCGCTCGACGACCTGCACGCGTGGGCGCGGGACAACGGCGAGACGCGACTGGCGGAATGGGCGGACAAGGAGCGGGGCGGGAAGGCGCCGGCGAAGAAGGCGGCGCCACGCAAGGCCGCCCCGAAGCCCATCCCCGACGCCCCCGACCTCGACTCGCTGCGCCAAACTCGGCGACCCGGAAGCCATCCGTGACGCCCTGGACCCTGCACAAGGTCGACGAGCTGAAGGCGATGCTGCGGGAGCAGAAGTTGCCGGTGTCGGGACGCAAGCGGGAACTGGTCGACGGCTGGTGGAGCAACGTCGGGGCACCGAAGGCCAGCCCGAGCTTGTCCGACATGCTGCCGCTGCGAAAGGCCCGGTCGACTACAAGCGTCGTAAGCGCGTCGAGGCGCTGCAAGCGGGAATGGACGCCGCCGGGGTAGCGCCGCGGCCAAGGCCTACCTGCAGAAGCAGCCCCCCCTGGGCGACTTGCGTCTGGTCGCCACCGAGATGGGCATCGGAACCCATCACCTCCCGTACGGCTTCGCGTGGAGGAGACCGAGGCGCCACGACCGGCCAACCGTGCCACCCTCGCCGACTGGATCGTCGGGGCCTTCGTTGGCCGAGGGCGGCGGCGCGACTTGGCCCGAGCACCAGCCGACCGAGGCCGACAAGGCGCGTAAGGCCGCCGACGAGACTCGCCGCCTGGCGCAGGGCCTCGATGGCCTGTCGGCTGATCCGAACGTCCGGGCCGTTCAGGTGGAGAACCGGCTGCGCGCCGCGTACCAAGCCATGGGCGACGCGAACCGGCCCGTGGCGGTTGCACACCTCCGCAAATGCGGCCGGACCGTACGTCTCGGCTCGCGAAGTTGACGAAGCACTCGACGCGCCTCGGACTCCGGCGTCGGACGGTCCGGCTGTTACTCAGACCGCCCCATCGCTGCGACCGCTGCCCGACGTCGAGCAGGCCGCCCGCGACCGTCAGGTGAAGCTCGACCGTGCCCCCAGTGGTCCGAGGGCTGACCTTGAGGCGCTGCCCGCTGCCCGGCTGCGCAAGGTTGCCACCGCCTCGGTCTTTCCGTTGCCCGACGGCGCCAACCAAGCCCGAGATCATCGATGCCATCACGAAGGGCCTCGCCGAGCACCGGCCGGTGGGCGCCTATGTGGGTCTGTTGCAACACCAGAGTCTTCCGACATCACCCCGGACCGCGCCCTCGCCGAGGCGATCGCCAACACCGACCCGGGCTTGCGGGGTCCGGGCGATGTGGACGGCACCGTCGCCGCCCTGCTCGCGCTCGACGGTTCGGGCGCCGAGTTGGAGGGCAAGGTTCTCCGCCTCCTGGCCGGCGATTCGGGGCTGAGCGCGCAGAAGACCCGGCAGGTCGCCGAAGGACTGGGCATCGACCTCCCGCCCGACATGCGGGCCAAGACGTCGATGCAGCTGCACATCGCCCACGCACCTGTCGGAGGCGCCCCGCGCAGAACTCGACGCCGCGACCGTCAGGTCAAGCTGGACCGTGTCCGTTCCGTCGCCGAGTCTCTGGCCGAAGTGGACGAACTGGCCTCCAGTCAGGCCACACCTCGGGCGTTGCAGTCCCGTATCCGGTCCCGGGCGAAGGCCAACGGGCTACCGGACGCGACACGGGACGAACTGCTAGCGGTGGCGGCGGGCGACGCGCGCGGGTGCGCTGAGGTCGAGGTGCGAGAACCGGATCCGGGCGGCGTACGGAAGCTCTCGATGACCCCGAGCGCTGGGCGTGTGCGGGAACGGATCATCAGGAGACGGCCTAACGCCCATGAGGAGGTTTGCCGCCTTACCGGCGCGCCCGAACTGGGTCGGTCTCGCCGACATTCGCGACGAGTTGGGCGAGGACTTCAATCGGCATGAGGTGGACGCCGCGCTCAAGAGGATGGCTCTCGCCGACGCCGTGATCTCCTCAATGGCCGACCAGAAGCCTACTGGCCCAACGGACCGCGACTCGGCCGTCCACATTGGCAACCAGCCAACCACGCAGTTCACCTCGACGACTCGTCGCCCCGCGACGCCCTCAACGCCGAACTGGACCGCATCGCCACCTCCCACGGCCTGACCCGCGTCACCGGCCCGGCCGGCACCGTGGAGCCGTTCGACCCGGAGCGTCCACGAGTGGCTGGGGGAGCGTCCCGAACCGGGCACACCGGTGACGATCCTGCGTCCCGGCTACGACGCCGACGTGGACGGGGAGAACGTGCGGGCGGTCAAGGCGACTGTGCAGGAGGCGGCGTACCGGCGCGCGCAAGGCGGCGCCGGCGAAGGCGCCCGCCACCACCTCGCGCCACCCGCGACGCCGGTCCGATCCGCGACTGTTCACGCCGACGACGCCACGATCGAGACGTCGCTGCGCGATGTGTTCGAGGCCAGTCGGTCCGTACACGACGAAGGTCAACGTTGGCGTCCGTCGCGCGGGACCAGGGACCGACGGACGCGGGCGGGTGCATGAGGTCGAGCCCTCCATTGGGGTCGAAGGCAAGATCTACGACGCGAACGGCCACGAGATCGGCTACTTCAGCCACCGTGTCGCCCCATCGACGATGAACTACAACGACGGCACCGTGCGCCGCGAGATGTGGGCGAAATCCCCATCGTCCAGCTGGGCGAGGGCGACTACGACGAGAACCCGGCGAAGTATCACGGCACCGGGTTCGGTCGCGAACTCAACCAGCGCGCGACCGACTGGTATCGGGACTCGGCGTGCACGGCATCCACCTGAGTGACCACAACGGCTACGTGTGGGCCAGCCAGGGCTTCAACTGGGCGGGCGGCCGGATGCCGGACTACGACCAGGAGGAGATGGCCGGGCTGATCGCGGACCTGCGAGCTGGCCGCACAAAGACCACCAAGTACGGCGAGGTCATCCCGAAGAAGTTCCGTGAGCGCGCCCGACCTGGACGCGCAGATTACTGCGGCTGAGGCTGCTGGCCGGCTGAAGGCCCACAAGCAGGCGACCCCGAATACCCGACTGCCTACGAGGTGTCTCAGCTCGGCCGCCGACCCGGTCAGCGTGGCAAGACGGCGCTATGGTTCGTCGGGTCCTGGGGTTCACGCGGAAGAGATGATCCCAACCCGGACGAGGGTGCAGGTCATCTCATGAGCCAGTCGGAACGCGCTCAGCCCGACCCGCTCGTGGTGAAGCGCCAGAACGACCTGTTCGACCTGCACGCCGAGTTCGTCAACAGGCATGCCGGGAGCTGGCTACGACCCGGACGACGATCCCGAGTTCGTCGATCAGGCCCGGGAGATCATGGTCTCCCGCCGCTCGCGGAGTAGCCGAACCCCGAGGGCATCGCACATCGCGGTGTCCTCTTCGCATGTCCGGAAGGCGGTGAACCGTGACCACCCCGTGCAGGCCAAACCGCTGGAATATTCCGACTCCAACTACCAGCCCCCGCACGCCCCCGCCGGCAGCCCCGCTGGTGGTCAGTTCACCACCACCTCCAGCGGCACCAGCTACGTGGCGCCGGCCTCGCGCCCGTACCGCCCCACCCAGCGCTCACCGCAAGGGCGGCGGCGTCGCGAAGGCGGCGTCGAAGAACACGACGACGCTGAAGATGGGCAAGGACAACGACCCCGAGGCCGTCAAGCAGCTGCAGGCGATGATCGCCGAACTGGGCCTGGCCAACGTCGCCATCGACGGCGTGATCGGTCCGCACACCGACGCCGCAATCAAGGCGATCCAGACCAAACTCGGGTTGAAGCCCACCGGTCTCGGCGACTCCGGCGCTGGTGCGGCGACTGAAGGACGCGCACGCCCTGTCGCCGTGTGTGGACAAGGGCGCGTCGCAGGTGACGGCGTCGGCGGCGTACGACGACGAGGACCTCGACGACGAGGACGAGCTTGAGGACGACGAAGACCTCGACGACGAAGAGGACGACGAGGACGACGAGCCTGAGCCTGTGACCGCGGCGGCGGGCCATGACGTGACGCCGGGGCACGACGACGCTGCATCACTACTGGACCCGCGGCGCAGGGCTCGCGACGCTGGGTCGACTCGCCGACGCCGTGGACGACCCTCGCGCGCAACTGTCACGGAGTATCAAGGACAACGCTGGAGACGCTCAAGCGGTTCGCCAGTCAGGTGGTATCATCGAGGTATTTGCATTATCGGCCGGTCAGGCAGCGACTCGGCGGGGTGGCCACGGACAGCCGCCACGGGTCCACTTGTTGGCCCTGGATAGATAGAGACCCCGGCGACGGCTGACACCGTCCCGGGGCGTGGCCCAGCTGATGGGAGCCGGACATGATGAACGATACGTGGAATCAGCCTGCCCTCGTCCTGTTGCAAGACAGGCCGGCAAGAAGTGCTGCAGCTAAGTGCCTCGCTACCAAGCCGGTCGCTGAATTCTCGCCGCGCGGCAAGGGAGCACGGAGTATCAGTCGTGGTGCAGGGATGTGCATGTCGTCGACGGCAAGCGCGACGCCATGCGACGGGTGCGCGAACGTCGCGCGGCTCCCATTGGACACCCCAAGATGCAGGGCCCGGAAACTGACACGCCCTGAGGGCTACACCTTCTTAGCCAAGGCCGGCTACAAGGTGACGAAGACCAGCGGCCACCATCGCGGCGATAGTACGGCTGGGTGTTTCAACACATCGTCGTGGCCGAGGAGAAGTACGGCATTGCGATTACCCGGACTTCACCGTGCATCCACATCAATGGCGACCGCACCGACAACCGCCCCGAGAATCTTGACCTTCGATGGGGCAACCACGGCAACGGCGCGGACGTTCTGCCCGCCCTGCTCCGCGTTGCCGGAGATGCGTGCCGTCGCGCGAGCCGTGCTGGCACAGTACGACGACGAAGAGGCCACTAAATGGCGAAGAAATACCACCGCCGACGCCGGTGAGCGCCGGTCCGGTCGACGCCGAAGAAGAAGACCATGCCGAAGAAGAAGGCCTACTGATCTAGCCCGGGCGCACAGCCCGCTTACCGAAAGGTGCAGGTGGGCTGATGACGCACGCCCGGTGACGCCGCTGCCGAACTCCGCGACATCGAGACTTGCCCGACCCGGTAAATGGCACCTCGCCTCGGGCGCGATCGACGTCGACCCCGCGCACCTCGACGACGCCGCCCGCTTCGCCAACCGCGAAGGCGCCCGGCCCCGTACATCAAGATCGGCCACACCGACACCCGCGTTCATGGCCGCCGATGGCGAGCCGCCCATGGGCTGGCTGCACAACATGCGGGTCGAAGAAGACGAGCAGGGACACGTCCTCAAGGGCGACATCACCGACAGTGCCCCGACTGGCTCGCCGAGGCCGTCACCTCGTCCACTGGCGGACCGGTCCGATGGAGGGCTAGGAGGACTACACGGACGAGGACGGCGAGAAGTACTGCCTCGATCGTCGAATGGCCTCGCACTGCTCGGCGTCACCCCGCCGGGCATGGCGTCTCTCAAGTCGCTGCGGGACTCTGCCCGCCGCGCTCGGCCTGCCGTGTCCGCGTCCGAGCCGCTCCCATCGTCGCCTCGTTCGGCGGCGCCCACAGACCCCGCCACAGAGGCGGTGGTTCACCACCACCAAAAGGAGTCCGTGATGTCCCTGACGGCCAAGTATCCGAGAGGCACTGGCCGGCTTCCGGACGATGCCTCTGACGACGAGGTGAGGTGCGGCACTCACTGATGCCGGATATCGCACCTCGCCGAAGGTCAGCCCCGTTCCGCGACATCAGCCGTACCGGCCGGCACGATGGTGATTGCCATCCTCGACGTCTGAGAAGATGAACCAGAAGACCATGAGGACGCTCACACGAGTTCGTCGCGAAGACCAAGCGCTGACGAGCGTGACGAGGTCATCAGCGAAGGCGGTCCATGGCGGGAAGCTCACCCCGGCGGAGCAAGACTCCACTTCGCAAGTTGTGGGATGCCGACCCGGACATCGCCGCGCCTCATCGACAGTCTGACGCCGAACTCCGCGCCTGGCGGTGATGGCGCTCCGGCTATGCCGGCGAGGGCGTCGAGGCCGACGCCGAATACGCGGCACTCTACGGCGCGTCCGACGCGCGTAAGGCGGGCTGATCCGTGGCTGACTATTCACCCCGTTCTACTCCGGCGGCACGGTTCCGTTCACCGCACCACGGCGGTGCCGTCGACCGGCGGCAACGTGCGTCGTCTGGTCCGCCGCGAGCACGCGTCACCGTCTCCGGCGCGGACTCGACCGTGGTGGCCGGTGTCGGCCGCCCACGACGCCGCGTCCGGGCGCCAAGCTCACGGTGTGGCCGATCGATCGGCTGCGTCCACAAGCTCGTCGCGTCCGGCGCGATCACCGCGCTGGCCGGCGTCGTCACCGACACCGCCGGTCAGGTCAAGACCGCCACCATCGCCACCGCGGCCGCGGCGGGCACCCTCATCGGCACCGCCGTGACGACAGCCGCGGGTTCCCCGCTGAAGCTGCGCGTCCAGGGCCGCCGGTAATCCCGAGAGGAGATAGCACATGCCAGGTTCGTACCCGGCTGGCGCGCCCGTCCTCACGGGTGATTCGCTGGCCATCAGCCGGTTCCTGCAGAGTCCGACCGCGATCCAGCGCCGGCTGCGCGACTACAAGGACCTCCGCTTCGTCGCCGACCAGATCCTGACGTCGCGGTTCCGCTCCAGCGGCGGCGCGGTGCTCTACGAGCTCACCGAGCCGTTCGTGACCGACCGGACGGTGGAAGCCGTGTCGGCCGGTTCCGAGTACCCGTTCGCCAACCTGCCCACCGGTACCGCCGCGCTGGCCGCGGTCAGCAAGTGGGGCCAGAAGGCGCGGCTGACCGACGAGGAGATCTCGCGCAACGCCTACGGGGGCGCGGCGGTGGACCGCACTCTTCGGAAGGTCATCAACTCGATCATCAGCCAGGTCGACCTGATCAGCATGTCGGCCATCGGCTCGGCGCTGGCTGACACGGCGACGCTGGGCAAGTGGGACGCCGGCACGCCGAAGATCCTCAACGACATCCTCAACGCCAAGCGCATCATCAACGCCCGCAACCTGGGCTACGACCCGGACACGATCGTGGTGTCCGACCTCGGCTACATGTCGATGATGGTCGACCCCGTCATCAGCAACCTGTGGCGGCGTGAGACCACTGACAACCCGGTCTACACCGGGGAGTTGGAGATGGTCGCCGGCATGAAGGTGATCGTCACGCCCAACCTGCCGGTGACGACGTCGTGCTTCGTGCTCGACTCGAAGGCACTCGGCGGCATGGCCGACGAGATGGACGGGGCGCCCGGCTACGCCGTGTCGGACCTCGCAGTGCAGGTCAAGTCGATCCGCCTCGAAGAGGTTGACGGCTGGGACCTTCAGGCCCGCCGCAAGACGGTGCCGGTCGTTCAGGAGCCCGGTGCGGGCCAGGAGATCACAGGGGTGACGTCATGACCGGTCCCACCGCCGCAGACAAGACCGCTGCGGACAAGACCGCTGCCGACAAGGCGGCCGCTGTCGACAAGGCCGCCGAGGACAAGTCCTCGGCGGCGGACAAGGACGCGTCGTCCACCAAGACGACCAGCAGCAAGGTGGGCCGGTACCGGGTCATCGCTCCGTACATCACGCTCAAGTCGAAGTCCGAGACCGGCGGCGACGTTGTCCTCGGCTACTTCGAGGGCGCCCTGGTGCCGGAGACCGTCGACCTGGAGGACCTCGCCCGCCACATCCGCAAGGGCATGGTGGAGAAGCTCGAGGGCGCCGAAGCGAAGGCCGTCGACAAGGCAGAGGCCGACGCGGAGAAGGCCGCCAAGAAGGCCGCCGACACGGAGGACAAGGAAGGCGCCGAGGCAGTCAAGCAGGCCCAGGCTGAGGCCGACGCGAAGGCCGAGGCCGAGAAGCCGGACAAGACGACGGACAAGGCTGAACCGTCGGCGCCGAAGGCGAAGGGCGGCGGTAGCTGATGGCTGCTGTCGTCGCGACGTCCGGCTGGGTGGCGCGGCACTCCAACCACCTGCACGAGGGTCCGGTGACGGTGTACGAGGGCTGTACCGCCTCGGCCACCATCACCGGCGGGCAACTGCTGGCTGTGACCGGTTCGGGCACGGTCGGCCCGGCTGCCGCCAACTCGGTGGCGGTTGTCGGCATCGCCCTGGCCGACGCCGCCTCAGCCGCGGTGGTGCGGATGTTCGTGCCCAACGGTGTGTGGACGTCGGTCACTCCCACCGGCGTCACGGCCGGTGCGAAGTTGGTGACCGGCGCCGCGGGCACGGTGGAGACCATCGCCGCCAACACCTTCGAGAAGATCATCGGCACGGCGCTGACCACGGCGACGGCGGGCAACCCGGTCATCTGGGTTCTCGGCATCAACGGCGGCTGACGCAATGACGTGGCCGAATCTCTTCGAGTTGTCCGATCTGCCCTCGTGGCTGCAGGTGCCTTCGGTCGACACGGAGACGGCCACAAGGGTCAGGCAGTACGTGAACGGGTGGCTCATGTCGGCCACCCGTCTCACGGCCTGGCCCAACCCGATCCCCGACGACCTGTTCGCGTACGCGATCGAGCTGGCCGCGATCGCGTACCGCTGGCCGGACGGGACGTCGTCGGAGTCCATCGACGATTACTCCAGATCCGCTACTGAAGCCCGGCGCAAGGAGATCCTCGACGCCGCGCGCCTGGCCTACTCGGGCGCGGGTACGCCGTCGTATTCCTTCCCGGAGCCTGATTGGCACTGGGATGTCGTGCCCACCACGAGCGCGTTGACGCAATGAGAGTTGAGGGCTGATGTCTAAGGCCGGATATACCGCCGCGTCCGCGGCCGGCGTGGCGCTCGCCCCGGCGACCGCCAAGAGCGTCATCGGCGTACTCGCGCCGGCCCAGTTCGGCGTGGACCTGACGAAGCTGCGGATCAGTTTCGACGGCGCGACGTCCACGGCCATCCCGGTGTCGATCGAGATCTGTCAGGCCACGTTCGCGACCAACGCACCCGGCACGAACTCGACGACCATCGCACCGACCCAGGTGTACGGCCGGTCGATCGTGGCCGGGTTCACCGCGGCGTCCAACTGGACGGCCGAGCCGACCGTGCTGGTGGTGGTGGACGCGTTCACCCTGGCGGCGTACGGCGGCACGGTGATCTGGGACATGCCGTTCGGCGCCAGCTACGACAACGCCGTCAGCGTCGGGTTCGCGATCCGGTGCACCGCCGCTGCGGCTGTGAACTGTCGACCTACCATCGGATTCGAGCGTTGCTAGCGACATGAGCCTCGGCCCGGGGGACCTCGACGCGGCGATTCTTCGTGGCGGCACCGCGCCCGCCCCGAAGTTGCAGCGGTCCATGTCGGCGCCGCTGGCGCTGACGACCACGTTCCAGCGGATCGACTTCGCCACGGTCGCGCTCAACGAGTTCCCCGTGATCACCGACGCCGGGCTGCGCCTGGTGGACTGGGACAGCGTCAACAAACTGATCACGTTCAACGACCAGGGTTCGGCCTCGCATGAGTACCTGGTGTTCCTGGCCACCGAGTGCACGGCGGCGGGTGTGGCCTCGCCGCCGGTCCTGCCGGCGCTGACCGTGCAGGTCCGCTACGTCGTACCGAACGCGGGAGGTGTGGGCGTGCACTACTACTTTCCCGAATCACGGGGCGGCGAGCACCCGCGAATACCTCGACTTCGCCGACATCCTCTCCGACGGCACGGTGGTCTCGCAGCTGCCGATCCACTGCCCGGCCGGTCCGGCTGCCCGCCTTCATGGCGTCGGCACCGAGGCGCGGTTGTCGGCGGCCCCGCCCGGTGCGGCGACGGTCACCCTCGACGCGGCCGTGATGTACCTGTTGGCGATCTGATGGGCCGGCAGAACTTCACCTCGACCGACGTCGCCGAGTTCCCACCGGCGAGCCACACCCCGGTGACCGCGTCGGCGGCCCGGACGAACCTGTGGGTGCCGGCGCTGTGGACGCCGATCTCCGCGTTCGACGTGAAGGCCGGGCGTAGCTGGATCCTGCGCTGCGGCGGCGTGTTCACCACCACCGCGACACAGGGCACGATCACGTTCAACCCGACGTTCGGCCAGAGCGCCACCCCGGCCAGCAACATCGCGTTCGGCGCGTCCAACGCGATCACGTGGACGGCCAGCCTCACCGGACAGGCGTGGTTCGCCGAGTTCATCTTCGGGGTCAGGCAGATCGGTATCGCCGCGGCCGGTGCGACGATCACCGGCAACGGGTTCGTCACCATCAAGGGCGCGGCCGCCGCGGTGTCGCAGGTGGCCGACATGGGCGGCACCGTCATCACGACAGCCGACCATTCCACCGCGCAGGGCGTGTGCCTGGACGTGACCCTGTCGGTGGCCAGCCAGTCGATCACCGCCCAGTGGACGCATCTGCAAAACCTGAGTGAGCGCCGTGACGTCGCCCGTCCAGTTCGTTCCGTCGACGTCGGCGCCGACGCACTTCGGTCCGTTCCGCCAGGACTCCCGCACCGACCTGTTCAGCCTGGTCGACGAGCCGCCGCCGTGGCCGGCCCTGGTTGTCGCGCCGCCGCGGATGCCACCGCCGGGCGGCGTCTCGATCCTTGTCCACAGCACCGCCGATGTCGTAGTCGCGGACGAGGCCCGCCCCACCGTCCTGGTCGTGGCACCGCCCGCCCTGCGGCAGGTGGCCGCGGCCATCGTCGCTCATCCCGCGGTCGAGGCGGACGCCCGCCCGACGGTGCTCGTCACGTCGACGCCGACCCGTTGGCCGCCCACGGCAGCGCTGGTGACCCGCTCCACGGCGGAACCACCGGCCGCGCCGAGCGACGACACCCCGCCGCGGCCGCTGGTCGTCAGCAGCACGTGGCGGACACCCACCGGCACGCAGATCGTCCTCACGCCACGTGCGGACCCGCCCGTCGTCACCGACGACACCCCGCCGCGGCCACTGGTCTACACCCCGACCCGGCCCCGCGAAACCTCCCGCATCGTCGTCCTCGCCCCGCCGCCGATCGACGACACCCGCGCCCCCGTTCCCCTGGTCGTCGTACCTCCCCCACGGCTGGCGACGACCAGGCCGATCGTCACCTGGACCCGCACCGACCCGGACGCACTGCCGCGGCTGCTGGTCGTCACACCGTCGAGCCGGCGGGTTCCGGGTGTCACGCTCACCCTGCGGTCGACCGCCGACCCCGGCCGTGGTCGTCGGCGAACCCCCACCTTGGCCGGCGCTCGTCGTCGTCACTCCGCGGTGTTTCACCTCGACGACGAGCGCCCTCACCGTCTCGCCCGCGTTCACCGACGAGGGCGAGTGTCCACCGCCGACGATGCGGCCCGACACCGGTGACACGGCGGCCATGGTCGCAACGCTGGCCCGGCCGTCGACGGGCAGCACCGCCCGTATTACCGGGACGACTGCCCGCGTGACCGGCACGACGACGGCGCCAATCGGCACGACGTCCCGCGTCACCGGGACCACAGCCCGACCGGCCAGCGGCACCACACCACGAACGGTCGGGACGACACCGGCGCCCGATACCGGCGACAACGTCCGTCCCGACTCCGGAGACACCGAGGTTTGCTGAGGAGGCGAGATGGGTCGAGAGAACGTACTCGCCGCCGGCCGCGCCTTCCTCGTCACCTCCGGGGCACTTGTGGACGCGTGCACGGTCACGCGTAAGAGCGGCGAGTCGACGAACACGACCACTGGTGCGGTGACGCCCACGTACGCCACGCTCTACACGGGTCCGTGCCGCATCCAGTCGGCGGCGGCGAACTGGGCCGGCCCGACCGACGTGGCCGAGGCGGCGCTACGGCTGGCGTCGTTCGAACTGCAGCTGCCGGTGGTGGGTTCGGAGGATCTGCGCATCGACGACCGGGTGACCGTCACGGCCAGCCTCAACGACGCCGATCTGGTGGGCAGGGTGTTCACCATCACCGGGACGTCGCGCAAGTCGCACGCGACGACGCGGAAGCTGCCACTACTCGAGGTGCTTTCGTAATGGGCCTCAAGGTCGTCGGGATGGACAGTTGGCGCCGCGACCTCGAAACGCTGCCCGAGCGCGCCGAGAAGGCGATCAAGCCGGTCATGTCCCGGGCCGGGGTCCAGATCAAACTCGACTGGAAACGGCGATGGACCGCGGCCGGCTCGCCGTCCGTCGGCCACATTCCGCACCTGATCCGCGCGCTGGGCTACGACCTGTCGCAGAAGGGCACGCTGTTCGCCGTCACGATCGGCCGTCGCGTCCGGCCACAAGCAGACCCGACTGGCCAGCTTCATCGAGTACGGCACTCTTACCTCCGCCCCGCACCCGGCCGGGCAGCAGTCCCTCGACGCTGAGGTGCCCAAGTTCCTCGCGGCCATGGAGAAGGTGGCGCAGGACCTGCTCGAGGAATCGTCGTGACTGACCTCCTCAACGAACTGCACGCCCAGGCGTTCCTCGCCCCGCTGGTCGCCAACCCGGATCTGGGCGCGACGAAAGTCTTCGACGGGAAGGTGCCGGATCCCACGCGACGCCGCCGTACGTGTTGGGCTACATCCAGATCCAGTGGCCACGTGACGGCATCGGCACGGCGCTGGACGCCCTGCAGCGCACCATCACCGCCACGGCCACCTTCCACTCGGTGGGGCTCAGCGCAGCTGCCGCGCGGGCGGTCGACATGCAGGTCCGTTCGTCGCTGCTCAACGTCCGGCCCGTCATCGCCGGCCGGAACTGTTCGCCGATCAAGCAGGACGCCGCAGAACCGCCGGACCGCGACGAGTCCACCGGCAAGTTGGTCATGGACGCGGTGAGCGTCTACAGCTTCGTGTCTACCGGCTGAGTCCGGCCATTCCACATAGGAGGTGCGTCGGATGACGCTTCAGGTTTCACAAACGGTCGGGGTGCCCTCCGGTGGCGTCCTGACCACGCCGGCCGCGCTCACGCCGGCGGCGACCGACACGATCTCGCAGGACAGCTTCGGCCCCAACGGGCTGATCATGTTCGTGGTAACCACCGGTACACAGACCGACGTGACAGTGCTGGATCCGACGGTGACCGACATGAACTACGCCGGCACCGTTCCAACTCTGGTCGGAACGGCCACCGGTCACCGGGCGGTCCAGATCCCGAAGTCGGCCATCAGCCCGTCGACCGGCCTGGCCACGGTCACGTTCTCTGGTGCCCGCACCGGCGTTACTTACTACCTGATGCGGATCTGACCCGTGTTCGCCGTGGTCCGGCATCCGGACATCGAAAACCCCGGCATCGTCCCGGAGGGCGCGCTCGAGGCGCACCGGAGTGCGCGGTTGGTACCGCGTCTCTGAGTGGCGCGCGCAGCCGGCTGACTTCTACCTTCCCGACTTCGTTGACGCGCCCGACCTGGACGCGCCCGAACCCGAGCCCGAGCAGGAGCCTGAAGAGGCGCCGGCCGAGACGACCGATGAGGAGAGCACCGAATGAGCGTCGTCATCATGGACGGCCGGGTCCGCGTCTACTGGCTGACGGCGACGCCCGCGAACCTCGCCCTGCCGACCGCCGCGGAACTCAACGCCGGCACCAATATCGGCGTCTACATCCGTCCGGACGGGCTGGACATCAGCATGGACACCGGCGAGGTCGACGTCGGCAACGTCACCTCGACGTTCACCCTGCTGCGGGTCGGCCGGCGTAAGCCCACCGTGATGTTGGGATTCCACCACGACGCGACGACCGGCTCGACCGACCCCGCCTGGACGCTGCTGCTCTACCGCGCCACCGGGTCCTGGCCGTACGGACCGGCGTCGACTCTGCCACCGCGTGGGCCACCGGTCAGGGCGGCGGCGGTACGACCGGCGCCCTGATGATGATCCCCATCGAGTGCGGCGAGTTCAACCCGGTCAAGCCGGGCCCGGACACGTCGTGGGACTTCGACGTGCCGGTGAAGGTCTACCAGGATCCGTCCTGGCGTTCGGTCGTCGCCTGATGGCCAACTTCGACGACATCAAGAAGCTCGCCTCCCGCCCGAGCCGGGTCGTGTCGCTGTGTCTGGCCGGGGAACTGGTCGAGCAGATCGACGACCTGGAACGGCAACTGGTGGAGGCGGGCGCCGCGACAAGCCTCGCCGAGGTGTCCCCGAAGCGGGCCATCGCCGAGCAGATCGTCGCGCTGCAGGAGCAGATGCGGGAGTCGACGATCGACTTTCACCTGCGGGCGCTGCCGGCCCGGGAGTGGTCGGTGTTCCTCGCCGACCGCCCGGAACGCAAGGAGAACGAGCCGGCCTCCGAGTGGGAGCCGCGCATCTTCGGCTGGCAGGCCGAGATGGTGTCCCGCAGCTGCGTCGACCCGGTGATGGGCGTCGAGCAGGTCGGCGAACTGGTGGATCTGCTGCACGGCCGGGCCGTGGGCGGTCCTGTACTCGGCCGTCTATGTGTTGAACGTTGGCGACGTTGACGTCCCAAACTCCGAAGCCGCCTCCGAACTGACCCGGGACTCCGAGCAGACGTAGAGGCGGCTACCGAGGCCGGGGTGCCCTACAGCGAGTTCATCGGGGGGCAGGGCGTCACCGAGACCACCTACGAGTACGAGGGCGATCTGTTGGTCCGCGCCGTGACAGTGGCCGAGCCGCGGTGGACCGATACCGACCGCGGGCTGTTGCTGGCACTGCTGGCTGAGCGGCGGGAGACGTGCTCGCAGTGCGGGCATCCGATGTCGCAGTGCCGGGACAAGAAGACCGCCGGCACGTGGCAGGTGATTACGGACGTCTGCTACCCGACGCAGGTGGCTCAGGCCAGGGCCCGCGACATCGCCAAGGAAGGCCGCAACGGCGTGGTGCTGAGCACCCGACGCACCTGACAGGGAGGTCGCCATCGCCCGCAGGGTCGCCGCCGAGCTCACTCTTGACGCCGCGGACTACATCGCCACGGCGAAGGTCGTCGAGCAGCGAACCGCCGCCGTCGATCACGAGATGGATCAGCTCGACCGGTCCATCGACAAGGTTGACCGCGACGCGGCCGAACTGACCGCGTCCATGGCGGTCGCCGCCAAGCAGGTCGACAACCTCGGCGACCAGGCCCGCGGCTCGGCGGCCTCGCTGACCTTGTTGGACGCCCGGATCAAAGCGACCCGGCTGTCGGTGCACAACCTGGGTGAGGAGTGGGCCCGGTCGGGCGACAAGGCGGACCAGGTCGCGTTCAACGCCGAGAAGCGGGCCCTGGCCGCGATGGAGCGGCTGCGCAGCACCATCGTGCCGGACGCCGGCGGGTCGACCGTCTACCGCAGCGCGAACGCCCTGGGCCCCGCCGCCGCCGGTGGTGCTGGCGGCGGCGGCGGCATCGGCCGGATATCGCTCATGAACCCGTACGTTCTCGGCGGCTTGACAGCGGCGCTGGCAGTGCTCGCCCCGGCGCTGGGCGCGATGATCTCCGGTGCGGTGGTGGGTACGACTGCCGGCGGCGGCATCGTCGGCGGCGTTGTCGCGGCGTCGCATGATCCGCGGGTCAAGCAGGCGTGGGGCGACTTCACCGCGCCAGTTGACCTCCGACGCGTTCGGCGGCGACAAGATGGCCGGTCCGGTCATCGCGTCGATCGAAACCCTCAAGTCGACGTTCGCGGACCTGAACCTGGACGAGATTCTGGGCAAGGGCGGCCCGGCGCTGAAGGAACTCACCGACGGCCTGGCCGGGTTCGTCACGAACCTGATGCCGGGCTTCAACGCGGTCATGGACGACAGCGAAGCGATCATGGGCGTGTTCGGCGACGGCCTGGCCGACACGGGTGATGCCCTGTCGGACATGCTGAGCGATCTGCTGGAGTCCAAGGGGACACTGGAGGGCCTGCACTTCCTGTTCATGGTGCTCAACGGGACGATCCGCGGCCTCGGCGAGCTGCTGAAGTGGCTGGGTGACCGGTTCCACGACATGGTGCTGTTCAACGCGGAGCTGACCGGCAACGCCGAGGATGTATTCGGTTGGGTGCCGTGGATTGGGACCCGGATCCGCGAAATGAACGACAACATGGAGGAGATCGCCGGCACCGCCCCGATGATGGCGTCGGGCATGACAGGCACAGTGGACCCCGTCAAGTCCGCAGGCGGCGCGGCAGCCCAGTCCGCCGAGGACTTCCAGGCCATGGTCGACACGCTGAAGAGACTGAACGAGCAGCTGTACACCGCGCAGGGCTTCATGCTCTCGGCGGACGAGGCGGCCGACCGGTTCGGCGCCGGCATGGTGGAACTCACCAAGTCGGTGATCGAAAACGGCACCAGCCTCAACGACCACACCGAGCAGGGCATCAAGAACCGGCAGATGATCCGTGATCGCCTGCAGGACCTACGTGCCCAGTATGAGGCCGACATCGCGGCGGGCATGGCCGCCACCGACGCCAGCCTGAAGTACAACGCGCAGGCCAACGCGCTGCAGAACTCAGTCGTCGAGATGGGCTTCGCCGCCGACGCGGTAGCCACGCTCATCGGTGCGTACAAGCAGATCCCGCCCGTTATCACGACCGAGTTCCTTCTGCAGTACACGACGCAGGGCACACCACTCGGCGAGCACTCCGGGGCCCGCTTCGGCGAGACGTTCCGCATCACGCCCGGCGGATTCCAGGAGTTCGCCGAGGGCGGCATGGTGCTGGGCCCGCCCGGCTCGGCGCAGCTGGTCGTGGCGCACGCCGGTGAGCGGGTGCTGACGCCGGCCCAGCAGTGGAACGGCGGCGGCGGGTACGGCGGCGGCCCGCAGTGGGTGGCGCAGCCGTTCAACTACAGCGGCAGTAACCAGTTCGAGGCGGCGATGATCGAGTCGATCCGCAGCGCCGTCGCCGCCCGCGGGGGCCAGTTGGCCGTGCTCAACTTCAAGGCGCCGCGCTAGATGGCCACCTGCGTTCCGTTCGTCCGCCTCGGTGACGAACGGCACCGCCGGCACGTCCGTGGTGGTGCCGGCCCCGGCCGGTCTGGTCAACGGCGACCAGCTGATCGCGTTCATCGCGTCCACGAACGTACCTGGCCACTCGCCGCCGTCCGGCTGGACCCTGGTGGTGAATACCAACGCCGGCACCGTCAAGTTGACCTGCTGGCGCAAACTGGCTGCCTCCGAGGGCGCGTCGTGGACGTGGACGCTCGGCACCTCGGAGCGCAACTGGGGCTGGGTCGGCGCATACAGCGGCGTCGACCCGACGACGCCGGTGACCTCACTGGTCGGCGACTATGGCGTCGACACCACGCTGACCGCGTCGACCCAACTCACTGTCGACGACTATCTCGTCCGTGGTGGCACGGCTATCGCCGTGGCGGCCGCCGTGCGCGCCGCGTCGGGAGTGGCAACGACATGGACGGTGACCGGAGTCAGCTCCAACCCGACCGAACGCCTCGATACATCCACCAACGCCGGCGCCGGCACCGACATCGCTGGCGTGGTCGCCGACCAGACGTGGCTCGGTGACTACATCGGTTTTTCGTCCTACCTCGCCACTGCTTCACAGAACCAGACCGCCGGTGCTGGACTGCTGATCACGCTCAACCCGTACTTCACGCCGTACGACGGTGGACCCCCCGCCGGAAAGGTCGTCGTCGAGGCCGCGCTCGGCGCCGACCCGGACACCGACTCGTCGACGTGGGTATGGACGGACTTCTCCCGCTACGTTCACGACAGCGAAACGCCGATCACGATCACCCACGGTCGCGCTAACCGCACCGGCATCGCCGACCCGTCCGGTATAGCTTTCTCGCTGCTGAATCTCAACGGTGAGTTCACCGCCCCGACGGGGATCTACACGCCGTACATGGTGCGCAACCTGCCGTTCCGGGTGCGGTTGACGGGCTTCGGCGTCGGCGCGACGAACGGCTACCACCGGGGCACGGCGTTCCTGGCGTCGGCGCGGCTGCGGTGGGACACGGCCAACTGGTCCGTTGTGGACATCGTCGCGCAGGGCCGGCTCCGCAGGTTGCAGCGGCGCGACGAGCCGCTGCACTCTGCGGCCTGGACCGCGATTCAGCGGATGCAGAGCAATGCTGGGTATTCGGCACCGGTCGCGCACTGGCCGTTCGAGGACGGGTCTGATGCGACATCCGCGGCAAGCGCCGTACCTGGCGCCAATCCCGCGGCGGTCACGAACGTCACCTTCGGGTCGGACGACTCGATTGTCGGCGCTGCGCCGCTGGCCCAGTTCTCGGCAACCACGACCGTCCGCGCCACCGTTCCGTCCTATGTCGACACCGGCACGTGGACGGTCATGTTCGCCGCCAGAGTGCCCGCCGAACCGGCGGCCGCCACGACTCTGCTGGACACCTTTACCAGTGGGACGGCCGCCGGGTGGACGGTCGGCATCATCCCCGGCGCCCCCAGCGCGCTGTTCCTCCAGATCTACGACAGCGGCGGCACGTCCATCTTCAGCAGCACGGTGGCCATCGACGAGGCGACGTTCTACGGCGTCAGCCACTTCTACACCCTCACCGCCACCCAGAACGGCACCGCCGTCGACTTCGTCCTGCTGGCCACGAAGGCCACGGGCGGTTTCGGAATCACCAACTCGGTGGCTGGCCGGACAGCTGGCGGGGTCACCTGGTTGCGGGTCCCGGCTGCTGCTGGGCTTGCTGGGATCGCGTTCGGGCACCTGGCGGTCCACGTCGATCCGGGTGCGGACGGGGCCACGGCGACTGGCGCTGTGATTAGCGGGAACTCGGGCGACTGGCCGTGGTCGCGGTTCCAGCGGCTCTGCGTCGACCAGAACGTTCCCTATGACTGGACTCGTCCGACAACCTCGACCTGACCATGGGGCCGCAGGGCGTCGACACATTCATGAACCAGATCCGCGAGGCCGAAACCGTCGAAGGCTGCGTCATCAACGATTCCGGGGAGTTTGCCGGCGCAACGGGGCTGCTGTGGTTCCCTGCCCGCGACGACCGGGAGAACATCGACGCCGCGCTCACCCTGAACATATCGGCTGGGCACGTCGCTCCCGGGTTCGAACCGGCCCTGGACGACCAGGACATCGTCAACGACGTCGAGGTGTCCCGCACCGGCGGATCGTCGGCCCGCGTCACCGACGAGACGTCGATTGCCGTCGAGGGCCGCTACCACGAGCAGGTCACCGTCAACACCTTCGACGACAGGTTCCTCCGCGACCTGGCCGGGTGGCGGGTCAACCTCGGCACCGTGCGCGGCATGCGCTTTCCGTCCGTCACCTGGAACATGCGCGCCGCGCCCGTGCTCGCCCAGCAATGGATGGCCACCCGCCTGTTCAAACCGCGTCGACATCCTCCACCCGCCCCCGCAGTACCCGCCCGACGACATTCAGGCAATCCTCGAGGGCTACACCGAGATTCTGTCGGCCGAGCAGTGGACGGTCACCGCCAACCTGAGCCCATACGCGCCGAACAAGGTGTTCGTTCTCGCCCAACCCACCAGCGACGCGGGCGAGTATGTTGGCCGGCTCGACGACGACGACCCCGCGATCCGGGCCGCCCTCACCAGCACCGCCACGTCCGTCGCGTTCGACCCCAACGTGTACCGGTGGACCACCACCGCCGACGACTTCGACCCGGACCTTCGGGTGCGCCTCGGCAGCGAACTGATCGAGGTGGCCAGCATCGCCACCACCGCGGCGACTTTCGTCGCCGCCGGGACGATGTCCAGCGCCGACAACGCCGCCGTCACCCCGGCCCTGTACGCGGGCAACACCGCCAGCGACTGGATCTGTGTGCTGGCCCGCATCCGCGACGCCTCCAACGGCACCCTCACCACACCAGCCGGCTACACCCGCATCGCCATCAACGGCTGGTCGGCGACGTCGCCGATGCAACTGTTCGTCAAAGTCCACAGCGGAACGGAGTCCAACCCGACCGTCACCCCGACCGGCGGAGCGGCCGGCGACACCGTCTCGGCGGTCACGTTCGGCCTGCGCAACATGCCCATCACCCTGGCCGACCTGAACGACGCGGTTGTCGAGTCCGGGTCGCTGACGAACGCCTCAGCCCAGAACATTGCCTACCCGGGTCTGGCGGTGCGCCGCGACCACTGCCCGGTCGACGGCTGTGTGGTGCTGCTGCTCGGCGGCAAGGACGACGACTGGACGTCGGTCGCGACGGTGTCCGGGTTCACCGAGGCGGTCGACGCGTTCACCGTCACCGGCAACGACCAGGGCCTGGTCGTCGACTACGTCATCCAGACCAACGCGACCGCGGTGGCCGACGGGTCGTTCGCCGTCACTGGCGGCGCGGCCGCGATCAGCGGCGGCGCGGCCGTGGCGTTCGCCGGCGGCTTCCAGACGTTGACCGTGATCCGGTCGGTCAACGGGGTCACCAAGGTCACACGCCGCCGGCGTGGCCATGCAGGTGGAGGACGACCTTGTGCTGTCTATGTAGCGGGACCGCCCGATGGCGCTGACGTCGCTCCCCCTGGCCGGGGCGAAGCTGCGCGCGCTCACCCTCGGCGCGGCGATCACCGAGGTGCGGCCGACACCGCGCGGAAGACGGCCAACGAGACGGTCAACAATTCGTCGGTGCTGCAGAACGACGATGTGCTGCTCGTCCCGGTCGAGGCCAACGTCGTCTACCTGGCCCACCTGCACATGCTGTACCTCAGCCAGGTCGCGGCCGCGTTCAAGTACGGCTTCACCTTCCCGGCCGGCGCGACGCTGCGGCCTGGTCATTCCTCTGCTACGCCATCGGCCCGACCCTCACCTACGGCGCGGCCGCCTCGGGCGGTGTGGTCGGCCTGGCCGGAACAGCCGCGGACCTCGTGATGGACGCCTGGGGGTTGGTGATCATGGGTGGGACCGCGGGCACGTTGCAGACCCAGTGGGCGCAGAACACCGCCAACGTCTCCGACACGATCGTCAAGGCCGGGTCCTTTCTCGAGCTCAACCGAATCGAGTAGGAGCGAGCCGTGGCCTTCGCCGTGAGTAGCGCCCGGGTCGACATCACCCCCGACCGTCATGACGGAGATGGGCGGCTACGGCTGCGCCATGACCCCACGACGCGCCACCGGCACCTACTCGCCGCTGCATGCCACGGCGGTGGTGCTGTGGGACGACGGCACGCCCAACCTGCTCGTCAGCCTCGACGTGGGTTTCATTCCGCCGGCCTGGCATCAGGCGCTGCGGCCGCGGCTGCTGGCCCTGGCCGGGTGGGCGTCGTCGGACATCGTCCTGTTCGCCACCCACACCCACAACGCTCCGATGGCGCTGAACACACCCGACGCGTACATCCTGCACGCCGCCACCGACCTGACGGCCTGCACCGAGTACTGGACCCGCCTCGCCGACGACATCGTGACGACGACCACCGCCGCCCTCGCCGCCGTCCCGTACTCCGGTCACGCTCGACTACCAGTTCGCGACCCAGAACTGGAGCTTCAACCGCGGCGGAGCTACCTACATCGAAACCGATGTGCCGATCCTCACCGCCCGCCGCGCTGACGGCCTGCCCGCCGTGGTGCTGTTCAGCTACGGCACGCATCCCGTAACCGCCGGCGAACAGACCATGTGGGACGGCGACTTCCCGTCCGCCGCCGCCGCGGTCATCGAGGCGGCCATCCCCGGCTGTGTGGCCGTGTTCCTGCCCGGTCCGGCCGGCGACCAGGACCCGGCATGGCCGCGCAGCTGGGCCGAACGCAACCGCCACGGCGCCTCCCTCGGCCAGGCGGTCGTGCAGAAGGCCAGCGCCCCCGGTCGGGCGTGAACGGGCCGCTGCTGACGTCGCTGTCGAGCGTCACCGCGCCGCTGCTGCTGCCGACCACCCCGGCCGGCTGGGCCACGCTGCGGGCCGCCTATGTGACACGGTTGGCCAGTTCGACCCCGTGGGTGGTGCGTCACGCCCAGAGCATGATCGAACTGATTGACGCCGGTTCGGGCTGGGCCGCCTCGATCACCCTGCCGACGCAGGTGTGGAAGCTGAGCGGGTCGCCGAAGCTGCGGCTCGCGTTCGTCGCGGGCGAACTGCTCAGCGGCTACGGGGTGCTGTTCCGCAACCGGTTCAACGGAACCAACGGCCTGTTCATCGGTGGCTACGCCAACGAGGTCCCGTGCTACGTGCCGGCCGACACGTGCTTCCCGCCGTACGACACAAACGGCTCCTACGAGGGCGGCTGGGACACCGACGCACCCGACGCCGCCGGTGGGGCCGCGGGCGTCTACGGCCTGATGGGCCACTTCCGCTACTACCCGCAGACCGGCGCGCTGGAGGGGCTGCTCGTCAACGCGCTCACCGCCCAGTTGACCTGAGGAGGTGCCGTGCCCACCAACCCGCTGGAGTACACCTTCGACGGGCAGGAGACCGGCTACTTCTGCGGTCCCGCGTCGGTGCAGATCGCACTGCGGTGCCGGGGCATCGAGCGCAGCGAAACCGAACTGGCGAAGGCGCTGGGCACGACGACGTTCGGCACCAACTCCTCCGCCGACGTGGTGCAGGCCCTCAACCAGATCCTGGGGGCGGGCACCTACGCCGACCGCTACATCGGCGCTACCGTCACCGACGCCCAGGTGGCCCAGCTCAGGGCCGAGCTCGTCGCCGGCATCGACGCCGGGTTCGCGATGGTCGCCAACGTGGTCGGCACGGTCCGGCCGCTGTCGGGTGGCAGTTTCGCCTACAACGGCGGGCACTATGTGGCGGTCACCGGCTACCGGGCCGGCGGTGACGAGGCGTACGTGGCCGACGTGGTGCGCCCGGCGCAGTACTGGGTCACCACCAAGGCGCTGGCGGTGTGGATCGCCGAACGGGGCTACTCCTACTACGCCGTGCCGGTGCCCGTCGAGGGCGTCGACTACGCCTGGTCCCGGCCCGATCCGGCCGGGCTGTACGCGGCCGGGAAACGCTTCGCGTCCCGCTACCTGTCCTACGACCGGACCGGCAAGAACCTCACCCTGGCCGAGGCGGAACAGCTGGCCGCGGCCGGTATCGCGGTGGTCGCGAACTGGGAATGGCGCGCCGGCGACGCCAAGGCCGGCTACGACGCCGGCCGCAAGTACGCGGCCGAGGCCGTGCGCCAGGCCGCCGCGTGCGGCATGCCCGCCGGGCGGCCGATCTACTTCTCCGTCGACTACGACCCGGCCGGCGACTACGCCCCGGTCAGCGCCTACTTCCAGGGCATCGGTTCGGTCCTGCCGCTCGAACAGGTCGGCGCCTACGGCGGCTACGACACCATCGAGCACCTGCTCAGCACCTCGCTCATCCGGTGGGCCTGGCAGACCTACGCCTGGTCCGGCGGCCGGTGGCATCCCGGTGCGCACGTGCAGCAGTACCACAACGGCATCGTCCTCGCCGGTGGCGACCTGGATCTCAACCGGGCCATGGTCGCCGACTTCGGCCAATGGACACCAGGAGGACAAGACATGGCCAGCGACGACGAGCTCTACATCCAGCACGTCATGAACTACCGCCTCGAGGCGATCGTCGCCATGCGCGACCCGATCAGATTCCGGCCGTGCTCGGCAAGCCGGAGATCGTGGAGCCGAACCTGCTGGCGCAGGCGATCAAAGCCCTGTCGTCGGGCGACGGGAACATCGACGCGGCGCCGATCATCGCCGCGATCCGCGGGGAGGGCGAACTCACCCGCGCCGAGATGCGCGATGCCGTCGCCGACCTCGGCGAGGGCGGCGCGCCGCAGGTCCGCGCCGACTCGGATGCCTAGACCGTGAACGCGGTCCTGGTCGCGCTGATCGTCGTCTTCGGCACCGTGGCCGGGCCGCTGTTCCTGTCCCATCTCAACAACCGGCAGCGCCGCGCCGAGAAGATCGAGGACTACGCCCGCCAGGACGCGGTAGCCGCCCAGAGCCGCCGAGGCGGCGAGGCTGCTGCTGGAGTCCAACAGAAAGAGTCGCGCGACCGCGGTGATAACCAACGGCAAACTGGACGTCATCCACACCTGGTCAACTCGACTCTGACCGCGGCGATCGAGGCGCACTCGAGGCCACCGTGCAGCAACTGGCGATGATGCGTCGCGTTCTCGCCGTAACGCCGAGGCGCCGACAGAGGAGGCGTGACCTCATCGAGGCGAGATCGCCGAGATCGCGCGTCGCTGACAGACGGCTCGAACAGACCAAGGTGGCTGAAGCGCAAGCTACGAAATAGACCGCACCACCCCGCCAGCCTGGACCCCGCGGTGGGTTAGCACGACCCGCTGAAGTGGGGACCCATGTCACTCGACCAATGGGCCGCGATCGGCGTCGTGTGCGGCGCGATCCTCGGGCAGCTGCTGTGTGATCGCAGCCTGGCGAAGGGCTATCCGAGTATGTTCGGACACTCCGAAAATGCAGCCAAGCCGCCGTGTGTGGTGGCGACCAGACCCGGCCGCCAGCCCGCCGAACACGTCAAGCAGATCGCAAGACAACTGGAGCGGGTGTTGTCATCGCCAGCCAGGGAGAGGCTATCGAGAGCAGGCTCGGCGAAGGCTGAGCACCAGCGCTGCACGGGGAGCCGGCCGGGCGCACCGCTACAGGACGCAACGGGCGCGCAGCAGGCAGCAACGGCCGAACGGCAGTAGAGGAGAAGCCATGTTCGCGCATCGCTGCCTGATCACATTCGCCTTGGCCTTCCTCATGGGCCTGTTCGGCGCCGACACCGGCAAGGTCAGCCTGCTGTTCCTCGGCCTGACGTTCGTGGCCGCGCACATGGCCTTCGGCGGCTGGGCGCCGTGGCGGCGGCCATGATCTGGACGCTGGCGTTCTGGCGGGCCGTGACCGAACGGGCCATCAAGTCGTTCGCCTACTCGCTGACGGCGACGCTGACCGGCGGGGTGCTGAACATCGCCGAGGTGCCGTGGCAGTCCGCGCTGCTGATCGCCGCCGGCGCCACGCTGCTGTCGGTGCTCGGGTCGATCACGTCGTCCGGGCTCACCGGCGGCGGGCCGTCGCTGACCAACGCTGAGGTCCTCGACCCGGTCCCCGCACCGGGCGTCAACGAGCGGCTCGCGCGGCCGAGCAACGGCATACGCTGACCGTCACGAGAGAAAGGACCGCGAGGATGATGGTGTGAATGGCGCCAACCGCGAGCCCCGCACTGAGGTCGTGTCGGTACGGCTTACTGCGGCCGAGCGGGCCCGCCTCGATGCGATGGGTGGGCCGACTGAGGTGCTTCGTCGAGCCCTGCAACCGCAACCGCTCCAGTGTGTTGTACCGACCACGACGAGTGGATTCATCCCGGGCACATACCTGTGGATCAGTGGCGTTGGCTGCGACACGGGCGTCGTCTGGGGGGACGGAACGGTCGGCCCGTTCTGGCCGGCGCTGGCGAGCGGGTAACCCCCGGACCTGCATCGGGTAATACCCGAACACACGAATGGCCCCGGTCTTCGGACCGGGGCCATGATTGCGTTCCTGGGGTATGGTGAGTGTGGCGGGTCAGATCGGTCGGACGCGGCCTAGCAGACTGGCTCGCCCCAAGGACTTCTAAACGAAGAAGGCCCCGCCCAATTCCCGTGGGCGGGGCCTTCTCGTTGCCTACGTCATACCTTCGGCGGGCCTCCATGAGGACCGCGCCCGTCAGCGGAGATACCGCCGCGCGGTAACCACCGGACCAGTCCGATTCACTGGCCTGCGCTCCACACTTGCACGCTGCGGTGCCGGGGATACCGGAACCGGGAGGCGGGTGACCTCCGCGGCCACAACCTGCTGCGCCTGCTGAACCACCTCGGGAGTTTCGGGTACTACCCGAACGGCGGCGGCGGGGGCCTTGGACGCTTCCGGCGTCTTCGGCTTGCCCGGCCTGGCCATGATCTCCACCGTGACGAGCAGAGCGATCGGGGCCCACATGCTGACCGAGATGGAGATGACATCTCCATAGTGGACAGCTGTGCTGGTGATGTTCGCGGCCACCGAAACGACCGCTCCCAACCAGAAGGCGAACCTAGCCCAACCTCGGGGCGTGCGCCCCTTGGCCTTGTCCTCGCTCATCGCTGTGGTCGCGGCGACGAGCATGCCGTCAACAGACAGCGGCAGGGTGTGTGCCAGCGTGCCGGCCTGATGCGCAAGCACGGCTACGTCGACCTGGTGCCAGTAGCTGCCCCACGCGGCGACACCCGCAACGGTGCCGATCGACAGGGCGTAGGCGATGCGACGGCCGATGAACGGCCAGTCGCGGGGGGTCTTGCTCATCGGTGGTCTCCCTCCACCAGGCACCCTCGGGCGGGGTGCGGGGTGCGAGCGCCGCGGATGAACGCGTCTGGGGAGATGCCTGCTCGCTGAAGTTCTTAGATGCCGTGGAGTATCAGCCGCCACGGCGTCGGCCTGCCTTTGCCCTCAGTGGCACTCTGCGTCCGGGCCCAGACCTCGCCTCCCGGATGGCCTCCCTGGATTCGGCGGGATTCCCTAGCACCTCCCATGGCAGTGCCTACCTGCGCCCGGTTAACCCCCGCGTCGGGGCGCTGATCACGGCTCAGCGGCTAGGCCGGCATTGCTGCGTGGACTCTGCGGGTGCTACCCCCGCCGCTGGCCTTACGCCTCGGTAGTCGATACGGCTGCCTACACGCCCGTTGGGGAAGTCCATGGCCCGGGCGCCGGTCGCGTGTGCGCGGTGTCGTCTGCCTCGGGCGGTGCCGGTTGTCTCGTCCGGCTCGGTCGGTCTAATCGCTGTTTAGTTGATCAAGTTACGTGGGCTCTTCCTGCCCTGTCCCTACAGTCTAGCATGGGTGGGTACCCACCCGCAAGGGTGTACAGTCACCCCATGCCAACCATGGGAACACCGAAGCAGACGATCCGCGTCGACGAGGACCTATGGCAGCGCTTCGGCGAGGCGGCTGTCAACCAGGCTCACGTGGCCCGGGCAGTGGTGCTGCGCGACTTCATGCGCTGGTATGCCGGCGACCCCGACGCCCAGATGCCCCGACGTCCGGGCGGGCCGGCCCGCGAGCGCCCGAGCGGTACGCCCTGACCGAACGGCTGAGGCGATCAAGGCGGCGACAAACCCACCCTGACGCCATGACCGTCCCGATCGTTCCCGGCCAGCCGCCGATCACCACCGGCCACGGCATGACCCCGGTGCCGCTGCGACCCCCGCCGCCGCCCCGCAAGAAGGGGCCTGTCCACCGGCGCGACCATCGCCATCATCTTCGGCGCCGTCTTCGTGGTGGGCATCATCTTCGTCATCTTCGTCGCCACGGTCATCAGGGCCGGCAGCGGCGCCAGCGTGCCCGACGGCGAGATCACCATCACCTCGTGCGGGGCGACCGCGGCCGGCAATGTCAGGGCCGAGGTGCGGGTGGAGAACAAGTCGAAGACCGACAAGACCTACTTCATCACCGTCGAGTTCGTCGAGGGCAACCAGCGCCTGGGTACCGGCCTCATCGTCGTCAACGACCTGCACCCGGGCAGTCGACCAACGAGGACGCCATCGCCCTGCACCAGTCGACCGGCCGCTTCACCTGCCGGGTCAGCGACGTGAACCGGTACTAGATCGCACGTCGCTCGTCAGTTTGTACCACCGACGCCGGGGCCCACCGGGTGATACCGGTTCGCCCCAGCCGGAACAGATGACGCCCCTTTTCTCCAGTCGGTCCAGCGCCGGATAGAGCCGGGCGGCCCGCAGGCCGGCGCGTCTCGAAATCTCGTACCCGTGCTCTTCTCCAGCGGCCAGGGCGGCAAGCACCAGGACGTCGGCCCGCCACCTGCGCCGCTTCAGCCAGGCCCTCATCACTCGAACTCCACCGCGCGCACGGTGCCGTCCGAGTCCACCGACTGGAGGCGGCGGCCCTCCAGCAGGGTCTGCTCCATCAGGTAGGCGTAGATCTGCAACGCCCGGTTCACGGTGTCGGTGCGGTTGTCGCCGGTCATGTTGCTGGCGGCCTGCAGGGCGTCCACCGCCTTCGGGTAGAGGTTGACGGTCAGCTTCCTCAGATTGCCGCTCATGGCCGCACCCTAGCCGGAACCGGCGACGTGACCAGTTCCCGCGCCGTCAGCGGCGCGGCGTTGCGCGGCGGCGGTGGAGTCGGGTCCGGGCCGCACAGCCAGTCGAGCTCGTCCTGGTCGCGGATGGCGCGGGCGACGTCGACGGTCACAGCTTCGGCGCTCATGACCACCTGACCAGAACCACATCAATACGACTGTGGTGACCGCGAAGGTCAGGACCATCAGAAACTCGAACATCCATCATCCTCGGTCACTCGTCCTTGACGTCGACGCTCGGGGCGATCTCGGCGTCCCGCAGCGGTCCCCACGGGTCGTAGCCGGCGGGCCGCTCACGCCGCTGTGCTGGCGTGCCCGGCTGATTCATGTCGTGGTGTGGGTGGGGCCGGGCCCGGCGCTGAGCAATCACGTGGGGGGCGACAGGGCCATGTAGGGCGGGGGGCTGGTCATCTCCTGGACCAACTTGAGAACCTCGGCCTGCGCAGCTGCTGCCGCAGCGACCGCAGCGGGGTGTGTGGCGATCGGGTACGTCACCTCGTTGTCCCGCGGATCCGTCGCTGCGGCAGCCGCAGCTTCAGCGGCGAGGGCTTCGGCGGCCGCGGCTTCAGCCGCCGCCACGGCGGCCTCCTCGCGGGCCCGACGCCGACGACCGCGAACGACGAAGAACGCGACGGCGCCGATCACGGCGGCGTCGCCGAGGAGCACGAAGGTCAAAAGGTTCGCGTCGATCACCACGACGGGCACGTCCTTCGGAAGTTAGCGGGGGCGTTGAGGGCCGACCGGGCAGGCGTTCGTTGACCCGGCGGGATCCTGGCGAAACCGGCCGGGCCGTGCGGCCGGCCCTCAACGTTTCCCCGGAGCGGCGGATTGAGGTTCCGGGGTGGGTGGTGCGCCCGCCGTGCAGGACGGCGGACCGGGCCCGGGAGGCGGGCCGATCAACAGCGGGGGACCCCGCCTCCGGGGGCTTTAGGCCGGACGCGGCGGGTTCCAGCCCCCCGGTCCCTGCGCCGCGTCCGGGGTCTGTGTGAGGAAGTAGCGCCGTCGCGCCGGTCCCCCGGTCTGCTCGGCCCACTCGGACCGCGCCAGCCCCGCACGTTCGAGGCGCCACAACGCACCCATGATCGCCCCGGAGCTGCCGCCTATGTGGCGCCAGATGTCGGTCGAATAGGAGTCGCCGAGCGCAAGCCGCCCGAGCACAGCGGCGTCGTAGCGGTTGCTGCGGCGGCGGAACCACGAGGGATGCTCCATCTTCGACGGCGGCGACCGCAGGGTCCATCTGGGCGTCGGCATGAACCAGACGATCGCGAATCCAGCCATGAGCACAAGCCACTTGGCGGGATGCATCCACCGCGTCAGCGCGAGGCCCGTGGCGACGCCCATCGAGGCCAGGAGAATGGCCCAGACCAGATACCAGCCGCGGTACTTCCGCCTGAAATGCTTGACCACCGTGCCGATCACGGCTTCACCACCGCCTGGCACGGCGCATCCGGACTCGCGATGATCCACAGGTACTCGGCGACGACCTTCCCGCCGCCCGGCAGTGCCGCACGGCGTTCGGCCTCGTCCCAGCACGGTCCCCAGCCCGGCCCGCAGGGAATCGCGGCGGAGACGGGCAGGTTCAGCGGAAGGTGCTTGGTGGCCTCGAGGGCCGCGCCCCGCCCCGGCTGGCCCATGAGGATGCTCATGGCTGCTGCTCCAGTTCCGGGCACAGCACCGGCCGCAGTGCCTTGCGCAGCCGCTGCGCCTGCTCCGGGGTCAGCGACGATGCGCCCGCGGCGACGATGGCCTCGATGTGCGCGTCGAGTCGGGCCCGGTTGGCGAGCCACCGAGAACCGCTCTCCTCCGCCGTCGGGCGGCGACGGGGGGTCATGACCGGCTCCGGCTGGGCGCGACGGGGGCGGCCTGGATGGCGTACATCGGCCGCCCGCGGACGTACGGCGTCCCGGCGAGGATGTCCCGCGTCGGTTCGTTGTCCCGGCCGAGCAGGTCGTGCTCCATCGCCGCGGTGATCGACGGTCGGACCGCGCGGCGGTACAGCTCCGGGTCGCGCCGCCGGTACAACGCGGCGACGCAATACAGGCCGAGCGTGGCGCCAACGGCAGCGAGCGCGAAGAGAAGGGCGAGTTTGAACACGAGTCCCGTCACGAGCGATCTCCCATGTAGGGCGTACCGGAGTCCGATCCCCTCGGGGTCCCCAACCATCTCGGACCCCGGTACGCGTTCAGGTTCCCACTGGTCTGCCGGCGGCTCGGCTCGTACGTCACTACCCGTCGGCGACTCTCGGGGGTTGTGCGGGTGACCGTCGAACGTCCCTCTTGCTGAGTCGGGATCGCTCGGAGCCACTCCGCCATCATGTGCCTCCGTCTGTCAGAATGCAAGACGTGCATTTGCTGACCCTGCATTTGCACGAACCGGGTGAGGCGCCCAGAGGGCCGCCCATCGACACTGATGGGGACGGAGCGTGGAAAGGGCATGGACGTGCGAAGCAAGGGAAGGGCGAGTGCCATCCAGTTGGGCAAGCGTTTGCTCGCCCATCGCGAGGCTGCCGGTCTGACACAGGCTGACGTCGCCAAGCTGACAAACCTCAGCCCCGTCACGATCACGCGGCAGGAGAACGGCAACTCGGTCCCCACCCGCCGCTCGCTGGAGCAGCTGCTCAGCGTGTACCGCGTCCGCGGCCCCGAGCGCGAACAACTCGAGAAGCTGCGGTCGAAGGCCAACGAGCCCGTCTGGCTCGATCGTTTCCAGAACGACCAGTCCATCACCGACCGATACCGGACCTACATCAGCTGGGAGATGGACGCCCGCGTGGGGCTGACCTACGACGGGCTGCTGGTGCCAGGTCTGCTCCAGACTGAGGACTACACGCGGGGCGTGATCGCCGGCGCTACACCCGAAGTCAGTCCGGCCGACGCCGACCGCCTGGTTGAGGTGCGGCGCCGTAGACGTGAGGTGCTGACCAAGGATGAGCCTCTGCAACTCGCGGCCGTCATCGACGAAGCAGTCCTGCACCGGATCGTCGGTAGCCCGGCGGTCTTGGCCGCGCAGTTGAACGCGCTGGCGAAAGAGGCCCGGCCGCACGTGACGGTTCAGGTGCTGCCGTTCGACGTGGGGGCGCACCCGGGCTTGAACGGCTCGTTCGTGGTCCTCGACGACTTCTCCGGCTCGCCAATCGTTGCATTGAGTCGACGCTGAGCATTCAGTACGTCAACGAGGTCGACGACGTGCGCCGCTACGTCACGATGTTCGAAACGCTCCGCAGCCTTGCGTTGAGCCCGGAGAAGTCCGCCGTGCTGCTCGGTGCGGCGGCCAGAAAGATACGACGGTAGGGGAGAAGGGGTCTCCATGGACGACCAGATCAACCGGGCCTGGCACGGCTGGCGCAAGTCCAGGCGGTCCGGCACGCAGGGCAGTTGTGTCGAGGTCCGCCTCGTCGACGGCGGCGTCGAGGTCCGCAACTCGAACGATCCGACCGGACCGGTGGTTGCGTTCACCCGGGCCGAGTGGATCGCTTTCGTCGGCGGCGCCCAGGACGGTGAGTTCGACATCGACTGAACGGCCATCTTGCCTGATGAGGCCATGGTGTGGTGTGATCCTCTCGCTGAGTCGGGAGAGATCGGATAGCCGAGCGCGGCCCAGCCCCCACCGGCTCACGCTTGGCGTGAGCGGAACGTGAATGAATCAACAAACCGCCCGAGGTCTAGGGGCGGGGTGGTTCTGATCGTCGGTGGGGGCGCGGGACGCACAACGGTTCGTGCCGGGGTCCGGGGCACCTGAGTGAAACCTGTGAAGGGATCACTCCATTCGACGGCTAGCTAACAAGCCAACGTCGAGGCATGCAATTGGCTGAACGGACGATCGTGTTCAGCCGATCACCCACTGTAGAACGTGCATCAGCAGTTGGGACCCCAGACCCTGGCCCCATTTTGGCGTGGCCTCCTGAAGGGACTGACCCGTGCTCCGCCTCAGCCGACTGAACTTCAACTTCACCGGCGCCATCATCCCGGTGTCGGTGTGGGCGTATCACCTACAGCGCACCCGCCAGGAACTCAAGGCGCGGCTCATCGTCATCCTGATCACCGCGTTCCCCACCCCGGCTGCCTGGGTCGTGCGCGTGCGGAACGAGCATCGGCGCCGCGGCCGGGAACGCGAGCAGGCGGTCGAACTCTTCGCGGCTCTCAAGCGGCCCGCCTACGCCGCGCGGGCCGCGAAGATGGTCCGGGCGCAGGAGGAGATGTACGAGGAGACGGCTGCGCTCAAGATCGTGCCGCAGGCGAAGAAGACGGTGTACTCGTCGGTGTACCGCTCGGCCAGCAGCCTGCTCGAGGAGGAGCTGACCGGCCTC